TCGGAGATTTCCTTTCGGCGTGACCACCACCAAAGCGTTGATTTTTTCCTCATCAAACAGAATTGCCGTATTGTCCAACAATACTTTGGACTTGCCCAACCCCATTTCCAGAAAGTACGCATACTCCTGGCGGTGCAAAGACCGCTGTAAACTTTTTGTTTGGTGCTCGTAAGGCGTTGTTTTAAAAGGATAATTTTCAAGCATTAAGTGTTCTCCCTAAAAAAGATCGGCGTTTGCTCACCCATATACGCACCGACCACATTAAACTCCATGTGCTCGACTGCTTCTTCGTAATTCATATCTCGTCTGAGAACCTCCACACACTTCTCATAACTGTAAACCGCTCGAGGTGGACCCCATTCAAACACCACGCCCATGAAGGCCTCTTCAAAGCCGTCCGCCACCAGTACGGAGTCTTCCGATTCCTTTAGGTACTCCGACCACTCCTTCAAGCGTTGCTGGTTTGGGTGCATCATTTTCTTTGCACCAAACTAGCGCCAACCAAAAACAACAACAGCGCCACCGAAAGAAGGGCGAAAGAAGCCTCAACAAGGGCTTTGTATAGCCTTTTAATCATTGAAAACTCTCCTCAAACCTTTGTTCTGCAATCTTTACTTTAATATCGTCTCGGTCAATGTCTTCATAAATCAGTTCCATAACATAGTCAACGTAATCGTTACTCATCTTTTTCTCCCCATAAAAAACCGTTTGTCTTTGTCGTGGAAAGGCGGATAACCTCCTTTTCTCAACTCTTTAATAATTTTCTCTTCCACCGTTTCTTTCCGAAACAACCCAAGGAACCATTCAATCATTTTTACTCTCCTTGTAAACAGCCTTCGCTCTGTTAATTAATAAGTCCTGGACATCGGGATCGGGGCAGTTGTTTGGATCACGCCAAGACAGTTCCCCGGTTTCTTCGTTCTTACTGAAAACAATTCTTCCTCTTCCCCAACCAAGATGCACGACTCCGCCACCGTTTTGATTGTAGACAACCCTTGCGCCATTAGATGCTTTGCTCATCACACACCCTCCCGAGGAGAAACCGCACCAAACTCTCTCAACCAAGATTCTTCTTGGGCAGTCAACACCCTCTCGTAGCGTTCGTGGTAAGAGCCTTCCGTATTACCTAGTTTTGTCAACGCCTCGCACTCTTCTTTTGTTGGCACCGCTAAACGATGCAGTGTTTTTGAGAACCGTTCAAAGTCTTCGTGAGCCTTGCTGTAAAAATCTTCTTCAACGATAGGGTCCAGTGATTTTAATATAATATCAGTCATTGGCTTCCTCCAAAAGAGTATGCACTCGTCTACGGACAGCCGTTCCTTCTATTAAATCAACGATTGTTTCTTCATTAACAGTTTCCCCACCTAAACAAAACACCTTTCCATTAGCAATATCCACAATCTTCCGTTCATCAAATCTAAGAGGACTATTGTCCGCATGGGAAATCGTAATAAGGTCGTGCATATCATTGCTTTCCGCATATATCTCCATACAACCAACCTTAATTCTTATGTGGTGTTCTCGTTCATCAATTTCGCATTTATCAGTCATTGGTTTGCTCCTTTTTAGCAATTAAAATTTAGTAGAGCACCCCCCGTTACCATTTCTCAATGAAGGGGATGCTCCGTACATAAATAGGCATCATTCAGACCTTTTATGTATGAGAAGCGTATCATTTTATAAAGGACCTGTCTAGTTATTTATAATAACTTGCAAAAACTTTAAATGAGCGTAGTATTCATCTGTATTAACAAGAACGATTACTCAGAAATCGTATAAACAAAGTGACGAATATAGGGAAAACGAATGAACAACGAAAACATAGTAGACCTTTTTGAAAGGGCCGCCGAACGTAAAGTTACCAAACTGGACGACAAACAGTTATCAACAATGAGCCAAACCATCGACCAAATGCTTCGCATTGGCGGAGAAATTGGCAACACAGAAGAAAAACTGCGCAAACTAAGGGATCAATACAGACAAATTTCAGAAGAAGACCTTCCGCAAAAACTAGAGCAACTGGGCATGAAAGAACTGCGCCTACAAGACGGCTCTAAAATTACAGTGGAGCCTTTTTACTCCACCAGAATCAACGTGAAAAACAGAGAGGCCGCACACGATTGGTTAAGACAGAACGGACACGGCGACATTATCAAAAACGAACTATCCGTTAGTTTTGGTAAAGGAGAAGACGACCGCGCACAAGAAACACTACAGCTTTTACAAGAAACAGGGCATCTACCCTCTCAAAAAGAAAGCGTACACCCATCCACCCTTAAGGCGTTCGTAAAAGAACGAATTGAAAGTGGCGACACCGCGTTCACTCCGGAGATACAGAAAGACTTTTCTGTGTATAAAGGACAACGAACGAAAATAACTAAATAACCATTAATTAAAGAGGAAAGAAAAATGGCCAAACCAAAAACAGAACAAAGTAACGAAATCATGTCTTTATTTGAAGAGCACGCCGGCTCAGGAATCGGAGACATTTCTCCCGATGATCTAGCCACCCCGCGTATCTCTATCATTCAACCAGGGAGTCCACAAATTAAAAAAAATCATGCGAAGTATTCGCCAGACGCCAAAGTAGGTGATCTGTTGTTTAC